AAGACCGTTAAATGCAAGCTTTTTAGAGCCTGAAGTTGATAAATACAACTCGAATTGTGCGTCAGCAGCATCTTGCGCTACTAAAACATCTTTCAAAAACTCTTGTGTCTCATCACCAGAAGTTGCTGTATAAAGCAATTCAACGGAACCACTGCCGTCAATAAAACTACCAACGTAAGCTCTAGTCGTAGCTCCATGTGCAGTTGTTTCTAAAACATCCTTTGTTAAAGAAAAATTCCAACTCCGTGTAGAGGCAACGGCACCAACTGTTCCTGCGCCATTTTTGAACTTAACGGAGCCTTCTTCGCCACGATAGAAAGCCATGATCTAGAATAATAAAAGACTATCTCTAATAGTCTAACTTGTACTGTCTACTTTTTCAGCCTTTTTTGTAGAAGGTTTTGATTTGTTTGCCATATATTGCTCGCAACGTACATCCCATAAACCCGCAATCCTCTTCCCCTTTACTTTCTCAATTACATCAAGCATTTCTTCTGTTACTTCCATTTTAATTAGTAAATTCTGAAACCAGTCTGCCCTAAAGTCTCAGGTTTTGCCAAATTGAACTGTTGTAAACATAAATAACCGAAAGCGTCAAAAGCATGATCAACACCAAGATTTTTATTAGGTAATCCTGTATTTGGTGCATAAGTCAACGTCCTTAAAGACTTAATTAACTGTTTACATCTTGGGTGAATAAACGTTCTTCTATCACCATTCGCATCTAATAAAGCCGTATTAACAGCAGTAATTTTATCCCTTATCTTCCACGGTGCTTTCGGGCTTGAAACATTAAATCCACTCCTCCTTAAAATACTATGATCAGTCGCACCAACACCAGAAGTCTTTCTTGCTCCACCAGTGGGGTCAGGACATGCTATTACCCTTCGATCAACACCATATCTACGGACTATTTCTTCGGCAAAGTCCCATGTGGTTGCCCCACCTGTGAGCATGACTTCATCAAACACATACAAGTTCTCCCCATCCTTAACAGCACATATCCCTGACATCGGATCTACGTTAAAGTCAACTCCTAAAAGTATGGGCGAAACTGTTATATCTTTTGCTTTCTCTGAAATATTGTCATCTCCAAAACTAACAGCCACTAATCCACTTAAATTTTCAAAGCTGGCTTCAAATTCTTGCCTAAATGTCCTCTGATCTAATTGCGCCCTGGCCGCTTCGATTTCATGTTTTGGTACGTTGCCCCCCTCAATTGTTGTAAAACACCATCTTTTCCACTCTTCAGTTGGATCTTCTTTGCAATAACACCACAAATCATAAAACCAACTTGCTGTCCCATCTGGTGTTGAAATAAATAATGCCCACCCTTGTTTATCAGCTAAAGCTGGTCTAATTACCTCAAACCATACTTCCGCATCCATAAATGCAGCCTCATCTAAAACAACCCCTGCTAAACTTCGACCTCTCAATGCCATCGCATTCTCTGTCCCTTTTAGTTCAATTACTGAGTCATTTATCAGTTCAATCTTTAAATCTGATTCATTCTTGGACTTGACCCATACCTGTGGTACTAAGCGTTTTAAAGTCTTCCATGCTATATCTTTTGCCATCCTATATGTTGGCGCACAATAAAAATATGTCTCCCCCTTTCTCTCAATCGCAGCTTTTAATAACTCAATACAACTTAAATATGATTTCCCAAATCTTCTTCCAGCTACTAATACCCTAAACCTTTTATTACTACTAAATACTTCACCTTGCGCCCATCGAAGACCTAATTCTTGCTTGTTTTTAACAGCCATACCCTAATACTAATACCTTTTTTTGCACTATACCCCCTCTACGACTAACTGTTTTTCTCATTAAAAGGTATTATCTTTATATCAATAGTTTTTCAGTGATTAACTGTGAGTGATTCGGCAGCCAGATTTGACCCCTCTTATTACGAAGGTTACATTGTTCCCGACCCAGAAACCTTGGGGAAGTCAGGTAAAAGAAGTCCGATTCTCAAGCAGCAAAGGATTCAACGACTTTATAAAAGACAGTTGGAAGGTTTACCTGTGAGGCAGTTGGTTTTGGATCATGCTCATAAAGAACAAGTTTCTGAAAATACTGCCTGGCAAGATTGGAAGGCAGTTTCAGAATGGAGTAACAAGGATTGGGAATTTGATAAAGAAGACCTCATCCCCCGTCTTCAGCATTTAAGAATTAATCTCTTCCATCGGGCAGTTAAAAAAGGTCAACTTCAAACTGCTGCTCAAATACTTGACTCGTTAGGCAAGGTTGTTGGCGAATCTGTTGAAACTATCAACCTTAACGCACCTGAACTCAAGATAAAAATTGAAGATAAGGAATAGTATTCTATTATTGTTAAATAAGACTTGTTTTCGGATAATATTTTAGGTTCAGGGCTGTTCGGTTAGCTACTTTTTGTAGTCGTACCCTCCCCCCTACGTCTACTAAGATCGGCAAACGCCAACGCCTACTCGCTGATAGCTATTAGAATAATATTTTAGTAATGACTAAAAAATAGTAGACGTTGCGTCACTAAATATAAACAATTAAAAAATATTGCAGCACTAAAAATATATTTTAAATTTTAAATTGCAATGCTAAGTAATAGTAACTCTAGGTAAAGCTTACCTATTTACAAGTATTAGAATATCATTCTATAATGTTTACATAGTAAACATTAGTTAGTAACTCTTTTTGGGCTTTCGCTTTGGTTTCTCTCTCAAGTAGCAGACTAAAGCCAATACTAAAAACATTTTACAAGCTAATCAACTATAAACACCTAAAAACTATTCCTAGCTTTCAAGCTAGCGACCAAATGCAAAAACTATTCTACTGTTACCTAGCGTCAATAGCTCTAGGTTTCCTTAGTTTCTCCGCTATCAGCAGCAGCCTAGATAAGTCTACTAGGATACATTGTGCCAATGGTATCCAATCTGCTTGTGATTACCTAGCGAGGACTAAGTAATGACAACAACAAAGAAACGAACCAACAAAGAAACAACTGTAAAAATCAGTGCGGAAGAAATTCTCACAAATCAGTTAATCGAATTTTTTGAAAAAGGTAACACTTTCAAAAAAGACTGGAATACTACAACAAAGGGTAAATTAATCAACTGCCAAACATCGGCAGAATATAACGGCTCTAATGTTGTTTTACTTATGATGCATCAAATACTTGGTGGTTATCCTCACAGTATTTATTGTGGATTCGGTCAGGGTAAAACTTTAAAACTTAAGTTAAAAAAAGGCAGCAAGTCAGCAAGAATATTGATGCCAATTCTCCACAGTGAGGAGAAAAAAGATAAAGAAGGTAAAACAGTATTGGATTCTTTAGGCGATCCAGTCAAAACAATGTGGACTAGTTTTAAAACTGCTTGTGTTTTTAATATTGATCAATTCGAGGATTCAGAAGAAAAAACAAAAATATTAAATAAGTTTGTATCTCCACCAGAGGCACAAGTTCAAAAGTTTAAGGATCACAAGCCAACAGAAAAACTGATAAGTTCTTATATCAAAAGAGAATCAATTGATGTTTTTTTTGGTTCTGATTCTGCTTTTTATACTCCTTTATCTGATACTGTCACAATGCCAGATAAAGAACAGTTCACGAGTCAATGTGGATTTTATGGTACTTACTTGCATGAGCTGATTCATTCGACAGGACATCAAAAAAGAATAAATAGAAAAACTTTAACCGCACCAAATACAGACCGTAAGGCATACGCTACTGAGGAATTAATAACAGAATTAGCCGCAGTCAATCTATGCCACGAATTAAAAATATCAACTATAGATAAAATTCAAAACTCCGCAGCATATCTGGAAAGTTGGGTAAAGACACTTAAAACCGATAAAAAAATATTATTTAAATTATTAACCCAGTCAAATAAAGCTATCAAATATTTAAAAGGAGAACTAAAGAAATGAAAAATAAATCATTAATTTCAGGTAAACGAGGCAGTGGGAAACTGCCTCTAAATATTATTATTTTTAGCAATACGCCAGCAGGCCATACTTGTGGCATAGGTGCTAAAGATTGTAAAACTTGTTGCATAAAAAACAAAGAAAATAAACGCCAATTGAAAACTTTCAAAGATACTGAATTCTTGTGTTATGCCTCACTAAGTGAGCTGCAATATGAAGCGGTTTATTCTGCTAGGTGGGCTAATTATCGATTGATAATGAAAGCAATTAAAGAGAATAGATTAGAAGAATTAATCATAGATAGTATTAAAGGGTTACGATCCAAAAGGTCAGAATATATTCGCTACCACGAAAGCGGCGATATTATAAACAAATCACATCTAATAGGTATTAATAACGCTGCAGAATATCTTTACAAAGAATATAAATTAATTAGTTATCTATATACTAAGTCTTTACCATTATTTGACGGGTTTAAAATTAGTCAGGGTTTACGGGTAACGTGTTCACTAGGTGGAATACATGACAAAGAATATTCAAGGTTATTTGATAAAAGATGTAGGGTTATTTATTTACCTAACGAGTCAAAAGGTCAACCAATTGATCATAACGATTGGCACGCTTATTCAGAGTTTAAGGGTACTTTCTGCCATTTAGTACATGGAAGTATTCAGACACCCAAAGCAAGGCAAGCGATCCAACAAAGAAAAAAAGAAGGTTTATTTGTTGGATATTCTAAAAAAACTAAACAACTAATGGAGGTGTAAAGATGTCCGATTTTTATGAAACTGACGTAATTGCTTTTGAAAATAAGCAAGATATGATTCATAGGGAGTGGTCAGAAAAATATAAATATGCAAGTATAGAAGGTTTTAAAAATAAAGGAAAAAAAGAAAGTGATCTTATTTTCCTAGAGTGGGCTGATGATTTAGATGAGACATTATATTGGATTAAAGAATTTCAGAATGAAGATAATTTAAAAATTAGAGTTACTAAATATAGGAGAGATTAAGATGATTAAATATAAATATCGTATAGTATTTTATTTAGATATTGATGCAAAAGAATTGCTTCAAAATAATCAAATAAAATATACATTAAAGACAATTAAAAAATATCAATACTGTGTAGTTATTAAAGAGACTAATAAATTATATCAAAAGATAAATGATGATAATTTATTGAGTAAATTATTAGGGCCAGAGTATCAGGAGTTTCTAGCCTATACCTATAGAGTCCATTAAGACTCTATAGATTTTAATTCTGTTTTCATTAAGATGATAGTCCCGTTGAGTTTATTCAATAGGGCTATTTTTTCATTGTCAGGTGTTAGTTTAGCAAGTTCTAAGCCTAAACAAGTACCTATTAGAACACTGATTAAATCAAGCTCGTTAATGTTTAGTTGTTTCATGCCTTCTAATGATTGATTGTTAACTAGAGTACTTAAGTACTCTGTTTTAATTTCAGACATAAGCTTGATAATTATTGGATACTATATTATATTAGAGTATCAATGATAATAAATCAAGTTTATGTCTACACGCTCCACGACCAAAGAACATACTAGGAGAGTACACGAAGTACGCTATTTATTAGACTCAGGATGCACTAAGCAAGTAGCGCAACTAATTTTACAGGCCCGATATAAAATTTCAAGGGAAGCGGCTAGGGTATTAGCTAACAAAGCCGAGGCACTAGGAACCGAACCAGTGCAAGATATAAACTATTCCAGTCTTATCAATAGAATCAATATTGAAATCGAAAATACTTTATTTAATTATTCAACTGAAACCGATACAGAGAAAAAAGAATCTACGATGAGAAGTTTTGAAAAATTAGTAAAGGCATTGGAAAAAATTTCAACATTATCAGACACATATATAATTGATACTGCCAAGTATTAAGGGTATTTTTGCCAAGTATTTTTTTCTAATTTTTTCCTATTTTTTTTTTTTTTTTTTTTTTTCTAAAATTTTATTAAAAAAAATAATATATATTTTTTTGGCTAGGCGCATATAAAAAAAAAGAGGAAGCGGCAAGATAATAATAATAATTATGAATGGCTTTTTTGGCGTAATTATGAATGGCTTTTTTTTGGTACTTGACATCTATCTAATTCTAATACTATATTAGAGAAGTAATGAATGAAATTTTATGGACGACATCTCAGACTACAAGTTAGAGCCAATGTTGAAAAACCACTACACCGACATCCTTGCTCTTTCAAAACTATTCTGCATTATCGGCCACTATCCAGCGATCCAAAAACAAATAGCTGAAATATGGCCTTCGATTAAAACTTGCAGTCGCATCACTAACGACATGACATTAGATGAATGCCTAAAAGCTTTTGATATGAATATCGAGGAAGCTGAAGCAATGAATAATGAATGGGAAACTTCAACTTTAAACAGCTCTCAAGATGACTAGCTATTGCCTTAAGTGCCAATCACCCAACATGTCCTATGGCGAACCAATGGTCAAAGAACAGGCACTCTCAATCGAACTACCTATGACCTGTAATAAATGCAGACATAAGTGGATTGATGTTTACACCTATAACTCTTCTCAACTTTTTGATTATGAATGATTTAAAAACAGTCACAATGAATGAATCAAAGTTCAATGATTTAATTCGATATATAGAGGATGAAAGAGCCGAATGTATCGAAAAAGATGTTGAACCTAGTGATGATTTGAAAGATGCTTATGAAGCTATTTCAGAAATTTTTAAACAACTACATCCAAACTCAGTTCAACTCCCTTCAGAAGATGCTCGAATCATTAGAGATATGTTCTCCGAAATGATTTCTTTTGATGAATCAGAAGAACATGAAGAACCACCTGAATATGTCTATAGATTAGAAACTCAATTATCAACCTTAATTGGTGATACTAAAAACGCTCACATGTCTTGGGAAGAATCAAAATGAATGAAATTATGAATGGCTCTGGACAAGGGTTACGCAGATTTAAAATCGAAAATGGTCAAAGAATATGGTTGGATAAACCATCAAATGATGAATGGAAAATTCCTAAAAAAGAAGACCTAAACGCTCCAATCAAAAACATTCTTAACCTAACCTCCGAACTTCAACCATTAGATCAGCTCTATACCATCAAAGAATGCTTAAAAGCTTTACTGAAAAAAGAAGAAGACGCTCACATCATGGATGAATCCTTTTCAACAGGTCAAATCGATGATTTGAATGAAGCTTACGATTTAATGACTGCTATCTATGATTACGATCCAACACCACAACATCTTTACGATGATTCAGGTGGTGAACCTCCCATTACTATGAATGAAATGGTTAACCAAGCTTATAAGGAGAAATATGGAGTTTAATCTGAATGGCAAAATTCTTCTTTAAACTGCTCTAACCTTTCTTCAAACAATAAACGGCCTCCAGCTAATTCCAATGTATTTAATTGGACTTCCTGTAGGCCGTTTTCTCTTGCAATGACAATTAATCCACTCCCTACCTTTATACCTGTCATGCGCTCCAATCCCCAAGCATACGCACTTAACTGCAATCTATAATCATCTAACCATGCATCTGGTTTTGGCTTTAATGATCCACTAGTTTTAAAATCTAATATACATAAATTTCCACTCTTCTTATAGTCAATCAAAGCATCAGATTGACCAGCATATCCAACATCATTATGAATGGAAAATTCTGATGCATGAATAGCAGCTACATTCTCCTCTATCCAATCGGCCAGATTTGTCGCATACTTTCTAGCTGTCCAATGGACTTTACCTGCTCTTTCCTTTGCCGTTTGAATGGACTTTTTTGTAATCGCTTTTGGGCCTCTAGCCAAGCCATCTTCGTAAAACTTCCAGCAACCTCTAGCATTGCAGATGTTCCTGTTGATCTTTGATCCAACTTTAAGTACATACTCACAATGCTCATGGCTAATTGTTCCTCGATTACAAGCAAGCTCTAGTTCATCAGCACTCCCAGGTCGGGACTTCCAATTCTCTAGTGATCTCCTCTTTGCTTCGGGAACTGTATTACTCAATATCGTAGTCACTGAATAGTAAATATTCCCTTCTGTATCTTTATATGTCCGCATTGCTTGCGAATCATCACGCTCCAATGAACTCTTCCTTAATGAGGCCAGTAGGTCTTGGCGTTCCTCCGCTACTGGTTTCATTAGATACTCTCTCCCATAATTAAAATACTATGAATGGTGTTTTTTGTCATCAAATTCCTTTTTGGCTTGGATGGCCTTTGCTTTTGTTTTGAACGTCCCAAGATTAAACTCTTTCCCTTTATGAAAACCTGTCGCTCTGAATTTTCCTTCAGGAGTAATTCTGATGCCAGTAGCTCCTGAAGTATTGTTTATATATGGTTGTTTATATGAACTATTCTCAGCACCACTTAATAATTCTAAATTAGTTATTGAATTATCAAGTGTATCGAAATTTTTATGATGAACGTCTAAAGGATATGGATCTTTTTCATAATACATATAATAAGCAAGTCTATTTGCAGCATATAATTTTCGATTTACTCCTATATATAAATAAATAGACTTGCCACTCCTTCTACTGTAATTGCCTTTTTTAGAACCAGCTATATCACCTTTTTTTATTTTATTGTTAACCATATTTTGTTTCCATCTAAATATTCCCGTAGAGGGATCGTAATCTAATCTGTTTTTTAATACTTCTAAAGATGGAAGTTTTATTTTTAAAGGCGTTTTACTCATGCCAGTTCTCTTAGCCAAAGAATATTTTTCTCTGGGTGCATACTTCTGGCTTTTATATAAGCCTCATCCTTAGAAAATCCCCAGTACTTAACCTTTCGGCTTTGCGTTCCAACTTCAGACAATAAAAA